CCGAAGGGACTTCAAAAGACTTACGCAACGCTGCCGGACAGCTCGACAGGATCGAGACGCAATTAATTGATTCATGGGTAGGAAGAACATCTTTAACACGGGAGCAACTGGTTGAAATGTATGATAGGGAAACCCTATTAGGACCAGAGGAAGCGGTGCAGTTGGGATTTGCAGATGAAATACAGGAAGTTCTAAAAGCCGTAGCATCAGCAGACTTTAAAAAATATAACACAATGGAAAACACTAGTACCATTATGGCCGCTATAGATAGACTCACCAAAACGGTGACCAATCTATTCAAGCCTAAGAACATGACCGATACCCTTTCCGATGGACGCCAGATAATGGTAGAATCTGAGGATGGGGATTGGACCGGAAAGCGGGTAACTCTTGTAGACGGTACCCCTTTAGAGAACGGTAATTATACTCTTGAAGGCGGACGGGTAATATCTGTCGCTGACGGGGCTATCGCAACAGTAACAGAACCAGAAGCAATACAAGCACCAAAACCGGAAGATATGGAACTTAAAGAAAAACTTGCGGCCGCAGAAGCTCGCATTAAAGAACTTGAAAGCGCCGTACAAGCGCAGACCGACACGGCCACAAAAGCCGAAGCAAAAGCTAAGTCTTTTGAAAACAAACTCCACACTGAGCTAAAATCAGTGCAGGATGAACTTAACAAGATTAAGAATACCACCGTAGGCGATGACTCCGCACCAGCCAAAGCAACGCAAGAAGCCAACCGCCCTGCGATTGTTGACCCTATGGCCGCATGGTACAAGAAAAATGTTCTCGACACCCGTAACACCGACTAAGATGACAATGCAATTCAAACCAGTAGCGTCAATGTACACACCGGAATTGACCTACACTTATCCCGGCAGACTGAATACTGAGCTTATCAAGCCTATTCATATTGACATCCCGGCACTTACGGATCTATTCAGAATTATCCAGGGTGTTAGATGTGGTGAATATCTGCACTTGATACAACCGCTGACTTCTGTGCTTACAAAGTCCACAGGAGATTGTAACCCTACCTACACACAGTCTGGGTCTATCACAGATCGCCCGTTGACCACTGGTAATTATGTGATTAACCTTGAATGGTGCGAAGAAGAATTTAACGCGGTATGTACTGCTCTTACTGAGAAGTATACTAGCATGGGGGTGGATGGCTACGAATTACAGGCCAACCTACAGGCTATTATATTTGAACAGGTAATTGAGACTGCGAAACGCGATCTTCTGAAGTTGGTGTTTCTTTCTGACAACACTTACCCAGCAAGCTCTATTTGGAGCGCAATTGACGGGGTATTTGTGAAGTTCTTCGACGCAGCTACTAACTACTGCGTTGAGCCTGTTTACAACTTCTCCGCAGCACAGAAGCTGCACAATTCAATTCTGAACGCTGACCAGGCTAGAGACATTTTGAAACTTCTTTTCACCAATGCCAATATCAGGCTCAAGTCGCTTCCTGCTTCTCAGAAGTCGTTCTGGGTATCGCAGTCGATGTGGGAAAATTATTACACGTCAGTACTTGACAACTGCTGCAATGAAGGTAGCTGGCAAGCTGGTCAGGATGGTATCGGAACATTGAAATACAGGGGTATCGAATTGCTTCCTTTGCCTATCATTGACGACGCGCTGGAGAATGATTCTACCAACCCGTTCTATGACGAAATACGTCACTTTGCGGTCTACACTACTAAGGATAACCATTACCTGGGAGTGGAACGGAGTTCAGACCTTAATAACTTGACTTCTTGCTTTGATTGCCGGACGAACTCTAACCTTATCAAAGGCAAAATGAGATTCGGATATAACTTTGCACAGTGTGATTTGATTGCTTGGGCTAAATAAAAAGCTATGCCAGTACTATGCGGAATAGGCAGCGGGATTGATTTCGACTGCCTTTCAAAAAGAAAGATATCGGGTGTAAAAAAGGTATGGCTCTTTAACATGGACCAGCTTTCAAGCCCGATAGACCCCAATGGAACCGGATACGTCACAGGACTGAACTTCACCGGATATGATGGACTGTACCTGTTCGATGCGGGTAAGTTCTCTCATTCGGCAGACAGCCCGATAAACGTACAAGCGGATTCCGGAGCGGTATCTTTTCTTCAGAATGTGATTCTCAGACTGGTGGTAGATACGCCTACTGAACTTTCGACACTAGCGGACTTGCTGGTATCGACTGTGGGGGCCATTGTGCTCACAAACAATAACGAGTTCCGGATATACGGAGCGCAAAACGGATTGACGGCCAGCGAAGGTAACGTATCTCCTACGGGCCGGGCTCAGGGAGAAGACACAGCCACTACGGTGACATTAATAGGTGAAGAAGGGCTTCCATACCGGATGTTGCTTAACACTGACTATGCGACTACGTTGGCTTTGGTACAGGCTTACGAATTCTAACCTAAACCGAACCTTTTGAATAAAGAAGCCTCTTAACCGGGGCTTTTTTGTTGTTCTTTTTAAGATATTTTTTAAATTGACCCATGACGAAGAGCGAAATTAAGGCTGCACTAAAGACCAGGGGCATCTTTGATACTAATTCCAAAGACCAATTGTGGCAGCAAGCGTTTCAATTGTACTATCAGGAAACAAAACAGAAGTTATCCATTAGCTGTGGTTCCTGCTTCAACCGCGTTCGTAATTGGCTACAGGCATGATGCACCAGATTTACTACAAGCCTGAACAGAAGAATAAGCTATACCCATTTGCAACTCCCTACTATAACGAAGGGCTTACCATCTTTTTCGAGAATAAACCCATTGAAGCCATTGTAAAAGAGGCTACAGGCGAGAAAATAGCGGTAGCAAGCTGGAAATTATCGCAGAAATTAAGAAGACATCAGCCGTTAACTAATGAACGGTTAGAAGCTGACTATCAGGTACTCAGTTTTACCCGTAATTCGGGGCGTCACCGGATGATGGCCATGTCTAACCAGTGGCATCCGGGATTTTTGAAGACAATTACGCTTTTGTGGGAGAAATTAGGGCTAAAAATGCCTGGAGAGGCGAAGGAACCTATCTACCAGAACCATTATTCCGCGAAAAGTGACATTTACAAACGTTATGTCAGTGAATTCCTGTCGCCAGCGATGGAATTGATAGAAAAAGACGAAGAATTGCACAGTTTGATGGTTGTACCGTCACGCTATGGGTCATTGTCACGGGAAGCGGACCTAAAAAGCGTAAAAGAGAAGCTGGGGATGACGGATTACCCGTTATGTCCTTTTATTTTAGAACGATGTCCTTCATTGTGGTTTACAGTTCATAGAATACCAGTTACTTACTTATGAGAATAGGTCTTATACATCCATCCAGAGGACGCCCCCGAAAAGCATTTGATACATTTCGCAATTGGACTAATAAGGCTGGTGAAAGTTTTGACTACATACTCTCCTTAGATAGTGATGATCCATCAATCGGTGAATATCAGGAGCTATTTAAAGGCCAATACATTCTTATAAATGATAATAAGTCTGTTGTTCAGGCTACAAACTGTGCAGCACGCAGAAGTCATGGTGATGTAATTATTTACCTAAGTGATGATTTTGATTGTCCGGAAAGATGGTGGAGAAAGGTTAGAGAAGAATTTTTTAGGGTGTATAAACCAGCACTCCTAAAGGTGGATGATTGTCTACAGCCTTATCATGTGCGAGTGTTAACAATTCCAATGATGAATAGATTGCTGTATCAGGAGTTGGGGTATTTCTGGAATCCTTTATATGATTCAATGTTTGTAGATCAGGACTTATACGAAGTTTGTGAGAAAAATAGATGGCTAATTCATGCGCCTCATTTGAAATTCCCTCACAATCACGTATCGGTAGGGAAAGCGCCTGATGATGAAACCTACCGTAGGAGCGCAGCGAATTGGAATACTGGTAAAGCAACTTTCCAACGTAGACAACAGGCGGGGTTCCCACTATGAGTAGTTTAGCCATTTTAATCTGCACCCTTCCGGAACGGTTCGAAAAGTTGAAACGGTTGAAGAACATTTTAGAACCACAAGTCGAACGGTTCAAAGACAGGGTTTCAATACACTACCATGACGGGGGGAGTTCGATACCAACGGGAACCAAACGGAATTTACTAATAGAAAATTCTTCCTCTGATTACTTCTGCTTTGCAGATGACGACGATCTAGTTTCCGCTTTCTATGTGGCTGAAATAGTTAAAGCGATGGACCAGAACCCTGACGTCATTACTTTCTGTGGCTATATAACTACCAATGGAGCCAACCGGGTCAACTGGCAAATTAAACTAGGTAATGAATATGTAGAACGGAATGGAATGTATTACCGATGGCCCAATCATTTAGCGGTGATGAAACGGGAGCGGGTACGACATGTAAAGTTTCCGGCGGTCTGGCAAATGGAAGACTTCAGATGGTCAGAAGAAATAGCACGAAGGAAACTATTGAAAACGGAGGTTCATATTCCGTTGGAATTATACCACTATGACTGTATTCCAAAAACAAGAAGAGTAAATGAACGCAGACTTCGATAAATCATTTTTTCAGACTGCATGGGGTGAAGAAGGGTATTTAGAACCATTCAGCTACGGTGTTGGCATAGAAACAGTGTGTGAAGTCGGTTTAACGCCGTTCCTGTCACCACATAAAGACGCATTGGAGATAGGACCAGGGGGCGGGACGTTTACCCAACGGATGATAGGCCAATTCAACCACTTGACAGTGATGGATGTCATCAAACAGCCCAAAGCATTTGAAGCGTTCGAAAACTTCACCTATATAGAATTGTCAGATAAGAATTTTGACTGTCCTGTCGATGCCTATTCAATAGACTTTTGTTTCTCTTATAATGTCTTTTGTCACCTATCGAATGACGCTTTAAGTAAGTATTTGAAAGGGATAAACAAGGCTTTAAAGTTTGGGGGGGACTTTGTGTTTATGCTTTCAAATTATAGGCATACAAGTCAGTTCGGTAAGGGATATTCGTTAGGAGACTTCCTACCAATGGGCCATTTTTATCAGGATCTTCGAACGCTGGATTTGATTGCAGATTATAATCAGTGGGAGGTAATTAATAACAATCTACTCCCAGACCACAGGGATATAGTATGTCACCTACGAAAGATATGATTGCCTCTATCCTCATCCCAACAATGCCCGGAAGATTGGAAAAGTTTACCAATCTGTTCAATGAACTACATCGGCAATTGGCTTATATGCAAA